GTATGATATGGTGTCCTGAGCAGAAATTCGCAGACGATGTTATCGAGGAGTGTGCGGCTTTCCCTTATGGCGATCATGATGACCTGGTTGATTCAACGACACAGGCGATTATGCGATTCAGGCAGGGCGGTCTGATTCAGCACCCTGAAGATTATATCGACGAAAAAGTCGAGCAACGTAAAAGGAATTATTATTAATGAAGGCAGTCATTCAATGGGTATTACGAACAATGATGAAGGATCAAACCGGAATCGTTAAGACAATGCCTAAAAAAGATTTAGTTGATTTTAATGTGGCTATGACTGCAGAAAGATTGATGCGTAATGGTATTGATCCAAACTCATTAAAAAATGCTAACCAAGTAGAAAATGCTATCAATCAGATAGAAGCACCGAGAAACGTGCAACAAGGAATTAAATCTACAAAATCTGCAAAAGTATTTGACCTAGAGGGTAAAGAGATTGATCCTAAAAAAGGCATCATGGGTGGTAAAGCAGTTGATCTTCCAGATGATGTTGATCCAAGAGATACAATACTACCTTCATCAATAATAGATGATCTACCACCACCAGGAAGTCGTGGCGGTCCTGATGATATCGCAGCTCCTGTTATGAATGTTGAAGATGCTCCAGAAGGTTTTATAGATTTTGTAAGAAGTACAGATCCAGAAGGTGCAGCTAAATTACAAAAAGAAGAAAATAGAATTAAAGCTAAGATAGAAGCAGCAAACAAACGAGCTATAGAAAATTTAAAAAAGAAGAAAAAGAAAAAAGATGATGATCCAGAGGATATGGCACAAGGTGGACGTGCAGGTTTTAAAGATGGCATGGATAGAAGAACGTTTATGAAAATTATGGGAGGTCTTGCAACACTACCTATTCTTGGTAAATTTGTAAAACCAGCGATGCCCCTAATTAAAAAAGGTGCAGAGCTTTCGGCTCCAGCATTAGATAAGATTATAGAAGTAGTTATGTCTGCAGGAAAACTTGTTTCACAAAGTGGTAGAAGATTAAAAGAATTAACAACTAAGAAAAAATTAAATGATATCGAGGTTGAAGAAGATATGATGGACGGACCTAGTTACACTATCAAAACAAAAGATAAAACTATTTACTATAGACCTGGAAGACAAGATGAAGGTGGTCTTGAAGATGACATTATAGAAGTTATTGAAGATACAGTTACTAAAAAAGCAAGTGGTGGTATCGCTAGAATGTTAGGAGAGTAATGACTCCAAAAGAATACAAACAGATGATGGATTACCTGACTCGATCAGGTGTTAGAAAACAAGTCAAGTTTGCATCAGATATCGCAAGACCAGATCCAAAACCACAAGTTAAAGAGATAGAATTATTTAACGAGTTTAACAAACGTAATCTAAAAGCAGATGGTGGACGTATTGGATTTATGAAAGGAGAATTAGTTACACAAGGACCTAACGCTGGTAAGATTAGAGTTAAAGGATTAACATTAATAAAAGACAAAGAAGGAAAAATTATTAAGCGTAGAGATAAATTTTTTAAAGATATGGAAACAGCAAACGCTGCCATTAAAAAACATAAAGAAGGAAAATTTGGAGCATTAAAATATAAAAAATCTAAAAAAATTTTAAATGATCCTAAATTAAAAGCAGAATTTTTAAAATATGCTATGAGTAAAAATGTTACCGGAAAGATGATAAGAAAAAAATATGGTTTAACTAATGACGAATTTTTTTATGGAGGTCTAAGAGAAATTATAGATAAAGATTTTTTACAGTATTCTAAATCTCAACCTTTAAAATCTAAAACAATTAAAAATATGTTATTGTTACACAATAATAAACTATCAAAAGATTTTATTAGAAACGGTTTAATAGTACCAGACAATATTATAGAACAACTAGGTTTAGATATATCTGAAGCCTCAACAGCCACAGCTAGATTAAGTCAACATTACTCAGGTCAAGATTTTGGCTTCAAGGAATTAAAAAAAATAAAACGTAATAAAAAAGCTGGAGATAAACTTTTTGATGAAATTAATAAATTTCAATTTGGAAATCCATATAGATCTAACTTATATAAAATTTCTTTACAACTTATTGATGATCAATTAGGAAATGAAAGAGGAACTTTTGAATCTTTAAAAAATCAAGCTAGATATATTATAAAAAAAAATAAGATTAAAGGATTTGATATTAACGAAATAGCTGGTGTTACTGGAACGGCTAGAACAGGAGTGGGTGAGTTTTCGCAATTTATAGATGTAATGGATAGTAATTTAAATCAAAAACAAATGGCATCTTTTCAATCAGCTTTTTCACAAGCTAGACAAAATATAATGAATAATCCAAATATTTTTGCAACAGAATCTAAAAGAATTAACAAGTTAGCTGGAATATTTGAAAGAGAGTATGGAGTAAAATTACCGAGAATAAGATCTCTTAATGAAGTTGAAAAATTTTATTCACCTAAAAGATTAAAAGAATTAGCAGATCAAGGATTAGATATAAAAGCTGCCTCTAAAAAATTAGGTTATACAATTCAAATGCCAAGAGGTTCCCAAACTATTCAAGAATTTGTAGGTGATAAAAAAATTCAAGATAATATTTTAAAAAATTTAAAAAAAACAGGGACAGAAGGTTTTATTGATCTTGATCTTTTTAGAGATGTAGGAAGAGGTGCAGGTGCAGCTTTTAAAGCTTTGCCAACATTAGCGCCAACAGCAGCACTAACTGCAGGTTTTGGTATAGATCCAACATCCGCTATCGATAGAGCAACTCTTGCAACAGAGGCAGCTTTTGCACCAGGACTTGTGCAACAAGCTGCAAAATTTAGCCCTGCTGTACAAAGAGTTTTAAATTTAGGTTTGTCACCACAACTAGCTTTACGTGCAGCAAGAATAGCATCACCAATTGGTATTGCATCACTAGGTGCAGAGGGTTTGTATCAAGCAGGTAAATTTACTAGGGATAGAATTAGAGAACTACAAGCAATGACACCAGAGCAAAGACAAGAATTAAGAAGTCAAGGAGCAAGACAGGCTTTTGACCCTTTTCAAGCTGCAGGTGGTGGCCTTGCAAAACAAGCAGGTGATTCTTCAGGCCCACCACCAGAAAAAGGACCAATGTCTCAAGGGTTGCCAGGTCTGTTAAAACGTGTTAAGAAACTATAGGAGTATTAAATGGCAGAAATAGACAAAGGACTCCCGAACACTAGAAACCAAGAAAAGATCCCTTCACAAGAGGAGATTCAAGACGTTGCTGTTCAGGAACCAGTAGAAGAAAAAGGACCGATTGAGGTCATACCAGAAGAGGACGGTGGCGTAACATTAGACTACGAGCCAGGTGCGATCAACGTACCAGGAACAGAATCCCACTTTGATAATCTAGCAGAACTTTTACCTGATGATGTTTTAGAACCAGTAGGAAACGAAATGGTTCAAAACTATATGGACTACAAGGCATCAAGAAAAGAATGGGAACAATCTTACATCACAGGATTAGATCTACTCGGTTTTAAATACGAGAATAGAACAGAACCATTTCAAGGAGCTTCAGGTGCAACACACCCGGTGTTAGCTGAGGCAGTAACACAGTTTCAAGCACAGGCATACAAAGAATTATTACCAGCAGACGGACCAGTTAGAACACAGGTCATAGGGGTAAAAAATCCACAGACAGAACAACAGGCGGTTCGTGTAAAAGATTTTATGAATTATCTGATTATGGATCAGATGAAAGAGTACGAGGCAGAGTTTGACTCGATGTTATTTCATCTACCACTTGCAGGTTCTACATTTAAAAAAGTTTACTACGATGTGCCGATGGGCAGAGCAGTATCAAAGTTTGTGCCAGCAGATGAATTAGTTGTGCCATACACTGCAACAAGCATCGAGGATGCAGAGTCCGTAATTCATGTGATTAAAATATCAGAAAACGAATTAAGAAAACAACAGGTCAATGGTTTCTACAGAGATGTAGAGTTAGGACCACCAGGTCATGTAGAAAAAAATGATCTTGATAAAAAAGAAAAAGAATTAGACGGAACTAAAAAAACAGGTAAACAAGAACCTGTATATACTCTGTTAGAGTGTCATGTTAATCTTGATCTAGAAGGTTTCGAAGAGGTTGGTTCTAATGGTGAGCCAACAGGAATAAAATTGCCCTACATTGTAACTGTAGAAGAAGGCAGCCGAGTAGTCCTCTCCATACGGAGAAACTATGCGCCCAATGATCTGAAGAAAAATAAGATCCAATATTTTGTCCACTTCAAGTTTCTGCCAGGACTGGGATTTTATGGCTTTGTCTCTCC